GTTCCCCGGCGGCATCCTGGTGATGACCGGGGCGAACAGCGCGGTCGGGCTGCGCTCGATGACCGCGCGGTTCCTGTTCCTCGACGAGATCGACGCCTATCCGGGCGACGTCGAGGGCGAGGGCGACCCGATCGCGCTCGCCGAAGCCCGCGCCCGCACCTTCGGCTGGCGGCGCAAGACCTTCCTGGTCTCGACGCCGACCATCGCCGGGCTGTCGCGCATCGAGCGCGAGTACCTGGCCTCCGACCAGCGCCGCTTCTTCGTGCCGTGCCCGCATTGCCGAACGATGCAGTTCCTGACCTTCGAGCGGCTGCGATGGGAGAAGGGCACCCCGCGCTCGGTGGCGTATCGCTGCGAGTCCTGCGACGGCGCGATCGCGGAGCACCACAAGACGGCGATGCTCGCCGGCGGCGAGTGGCGCGCCACCGCAGTGGCGGAGGATCCGCACACGGTCGGCTTCCACATCTCCGCGCTCTACTCGCCGGTCGGGTGGCTGTCGTGGGAGCAGATCGCGCGGGACTGGGAGGCGGCGCAGGGCAAGCCCGAGGATCTGAAGACGTTCAGGAACACGGTGCTCGGGGAGACCTGGCAGGAGAGCGGTGACGCGCCGGACTGGCAGCGCCTGTATGAGCGCCGCGAGGACTGGCCGATCGGCATCGTGCCGGCGGGCGGGCTGTTCCTCACCGCTGGTGCGGACGTGCAGCGGGATCGGATCGAGGTCTCGATCTGGGCCTGGGGCCGCGGGTTGGAGAGCTGGTTCGTCGACCATGTCATCATCGACGGCGGGCCCGAGCACGCCGGGACCTGGGCGAGCCTGACCGCGCTGCTCGGCCGCACTTGGCCGCACGCGAGCGGTGCCCGCCTCGGCCTGGCGAAGCTCGCGATCGACACCGGCTACGAGGCGCCGGCGGTGTATGCCTGGGCGCGCCGGTCCGGGCACGCCCAGGTGGTGCCGGTGAAGGGCGTGGACGGGTTCAACCGGTCCGCGCCGATCGCCGGGCCCAGCTACGTCGACGTGACCGAAGGCGGGCGCAAGCTGCGCCGTGGTGCGCGGCTCTGGACCGTCGCCGTCGCCACCTTCAAGAGCGAGACGTATCGCTTCCTGCGGCTCAGCCGGCCGACGGATGAAGAACTCGGCGCGGGTACACTCTACCCCGCCGGCTACGTCCACCTACCGCGCGGCATGGAAGCCGAATGGGTGAAGCAGCTCGTGGCGGAGCAGTTGGTGAGCGTGCGCACGAAGCGCGGCTTCGCCCGGCTCGAATGGCAGAAGCTGAGGGAGCGCAACGAGGTCCTCGACTGCCGGGTGTATGCGCGTGCCGCGGCGTGGATCGCCGGGGCGGATCGCTGGACCGAGGCGACGTGGCGCGATCTCGAGGCGCAGGTCGCGGCTGACGGGACCGATGATGCGCCCGCCGTGCCGCCGTCGGAGCCCGCGGACGACAGTGACGTCGTGAGCCCCTCCGCCGGCGTGCTTCGCCGTCGTGCGTCGCGCGGCCGCCGCGTGTTCACCCCGTCCTATCTGCGCTGAGGTGCTGCCATGACGATCGAGCAGATGACCGCACGGCGCGATGCGCTGCTGGAAGCGCGGTGGCGCGGCGTGCGCACGGTCGACATCGATGGTCGCCGGATCACCTACGCCACCGATGCCGAGATGGCCGCGGCGATCGCCGATCTCGAGCGCCGCATCGCCGACGTCTCCGCCGGCGCGCGGCGCCGCATCGTCCGCACCGCCGCCAGCAAGGGCCTGTAGGCCCGGATGTTGGCGACACTCTCCCGCTGGCGCCGGCGCGTCGGCGCGCTGCTCGGTGGGTTCGAGGCGGGTGAGGCGAGCCGCCGGCTGCGTCACTTCCAGCCCAGCCGGGCGCATCTCAACACCCTGATCGCCGCCGCCGGCGCAGACATCACCGCGCGCGCCCGCTGGCTGGTGCGCAACAACGGCTATGCCAACAACGCCATCGAGTCGTGGGCCGGCAACGTGGTGGGCACCGGCATCAAGCCGTCCTCGCTGATCAGTGACTCTGCCCTGAAGGCAGAAGTACAGCGTCTCTGGCTGGACTGGACCGACGAGAGTGACGCCGAGGGCTTCACCGACTTCTACGGCCAGCAGCGCCGCGCCGCGCGCGAGGTCTTCATCGCCGGCGAGGTGTTCCTGCGCTTCCGCCCCCGCCGGCCCGAGGACGGGCTCGTGGTGCCGCTGCAGATCCAGATGCTGCCCTCCGAGATGCTGCCGCTGCACCGCAACGAGCGGGGGGCGAACGGCACCATCATCCGCCAGGGGATCGAGTTCGACCGCATCGGCCGTCGCGTCGCGTATCACTTCCTCCGCCGCCACCCAGGCGACGTGACCGATCCAGGCCTCGCCGGGGAGACCGTGCGCGTGCCGGCCTCGGAGGTGATCCACGTGATCGATCCGGTCGATGCCGGCCAGTTGCGCGGCATCTCCCGCTTCGCCCCGGGGATCGTGAAGCTGTTCCTGCTCGACCAGTACGACGACGCCGAGCTCGACCGGAAGAAGGTCGCGGCGATGCATGCGCTGTTCATCACCACCCCGGCACCGGCCGAGCCATTCGACGTCGCCGAGAGCGACGGTGCGGACGGCGAGCGCACGATGGACCTCCAGCCGGGCCAGGTGGTGATGCTGGAGCCTGGGGAGGAGATCCAGACCTCGGCCCCGGCCGACGTGGGCCAGACCTATGAGCCGTTCCAGTACCGCACGCTGCTTCAGGTCTCGGCGGCCTTGGGGATCCCCTACGCCTATCTCTCCAACGACATGCTGAAGGCGAACTACTCGAACTCACGGCTGGCGCTGCTGGAGTTCCGCCGGCGCATCGAGGCGTATCAGCACGCGGTGATGGTCTGGCAGATCTGCCGGCGCGTCTGGGCGCGCTGGATGGACGTCGCCGTGCTCTCGGGTGCGCTCGCGATCCCGGACTACGAGCGCCACCGGCGCGGCTATCTCGGCTGTGCCTGGCTGCCGCCGCGCTGGGACTGGGTGGATCCGCTGAAGGACGCGCGCGCGGAGATCGAGCAGATCGAGGCTGGGCTGAAGAGCCGCACCCAGGCACTCGCGGAGCGCGGCTACGACGCCGAGCAGGTCGATGCCGGAGACCGCAGGTCGGCCAGCGGCCAGATCGCCGCCGATCGCGCCCGCGAGCAGCGGCTCGGGCTGGTGTTTGGCACTGCACCGAGTGCACCGGGCGAGGCTCCGGCGCCTGCGGAAGACGAAACGGCCGCGGCGCCGGCCTGAGGATCCATCATGACCGTTGAGGATGCACTGCTCCGGCTCGCGAGCCGGCCGCTGGCGATCGCGCCGCGCGCGCTCGAGACGCTGCTCGCCGCCAGTCGCGTGACGATTGCGTCTCCCGGCGAGATTGCGACGCGCGGTCGTGGGTACGCCGTCACCGATGGCGGCATCGCGGTGGTCCCGGTGCTGGGTCCACTGGTCGCGCGCGGCGACTGGCTGACCGAACTGTTCGGCGCCTCCGTCTATGGCGAGGTCGGCGAGGCGATCGAGGCGGCATTGGCCGATCCGTCGGTGCGCGGCGTGGTGATGGAGATCGACTCCCCCGGCGGCGAGGTCGCCGGGATGTTCGATCTGGTCGATCGTCTCGGGGCGCTTCGCCAGAGCGCGGGCAAGCCCCTGTGGGCGGTCGCGAGCGAGAGTGCGACCTCGGCGGCCTACGCGATCGCCAGCACGGCCGAGCGCATCTACGTCACCCAGACCGGCGAGGTCGGCTCGATCGGCATCATCGCGGCGCACGTCGATCAGAGCGGCGCCGATGCCAAGGCCGGGCTCGCCTGGAGCTTCCTGCACGCCGGCGCGCGCAAGCTCGACGGCAACCCACACGAGCCCCTCTCGGATCCGGCGCGTGCCTCGATCCAGGCGGACGTCGACGCGCTGTACGGCGAGCTCGTCAGCCTGGTCGCGCGCAACCGCAACCTGACGCCCGAGGCCGTGCGCGGCACCGAGGCGGCGATCTATCGCGGCCGCGCCGGCATCGCGATGGGTCTCGCCGACCGCATCGGCACCGTCGAGACCGCACTCGCGGA